AGACAAAACAAATTAAAAGACACAATGAAGATTTGTTGTGGAATGCATCATCAGCAACTTCTGCTTTTTCTGGATTCAAACAAATTTTCGCATCTGCTAACTTCGTTAGTAATGGTGGAACAAAATTAACTGGTCAAACTGCATTATGTTCTGTAACAGGTTCATCTGTTCAAGAGAAAGCTTACAGAATTTTAACACAAGTTGATAACTTAATTGATTCACTTGATAGAAACGTTTACGACCGTGATGATATCATAATTTATATGTCGCAGCAGCAGTTCAAGTGTTATCTTACTGCAATCAGAAACGTAAACAACTTCCACTTCACTGAACCTACATTAGGTCAAGTATATGAAGTATTCCACCCTCAGACAAACTATAAAGTTGTCGGAGTTCCTGGTCTCAATGGAAGTGACCTAATTGTAATTGGTCCAATGCAGTATATGCTCGTTGGAACTGACCTTACTTCGGACGAAGATAGCTTCAGAGCTTGGTGGTCTCAGGACTTCCAAGAAGTCAGAGTAATGTCTAGTTGGAAGCTTGGCGTTCAAGTCGCTTTCCAACAATTCTTTACTACTAACGGACTTTCTTAATGGTAGGAAGTGTAGGGGGTAAGATGGGACTATCAACCCCCACACACTTACCACAAATAAATAAACGAACAACTTAAATTAGAATATAAAATGTCTTGTAATTTAACAAGTGGTATTACACTAGGCTGTCGTGATAACGTCGGTGGATTGAAAACAATGTGGATTACTGATTACTGCAACATTGATTCAGTAACACAATCAACAGGGGATACAATTACCCAAATTTCAGGTTCAGGTCAATTCTATTGTTTTGAGTTAATAAGAACTTCTAGTCAACACACAGAAACGGTCAATGCTTCACTTGAAGCGGGGACTGTCTTCTACCAAGGCGAAGTCGTTACTTATTTCGCAAAATTAGAACAATCTAAACGTAATATCCTAAAAACACTAGCACAATCACAAAGATTAGCTATCGTAATTGAAGATAACAATGGTGCTTTCTTTTACCTTGGACAAACCTATGGTTGCTTCATCAGTGCTGGAACATCAGTGACTGGTAAAGCTCTTGGTGACCCTAACGGATACAATATGACTTTCCAATACCTTGAACCAAATCCGATGAACGAACTTTCAGGTTCACTTTCATCAGTGGTTGCAGGTATCACAGCTGGAAGTTGTGGTTGTTAATAACTTTATGTAAAAACATAAGGGGCTTAAAAAACCCCTTGTGTTTTTATTTTATCTTGCCCTTATGTTGATAATTAAAACAGACCAACCGAACTATTTGGTGGTGACCGTAAGTCAAAACAGCGAACTCACCAACCCTCAATACCTTTTTTCTTTTGTGCATATATTCTCAAAGGAAAGGGTTAGTTTTATTCCTGTTGATGTTTCAACACATAAAAGTAGGTATGATGAATTTTATTTTGTTGAAGGTGTAGGCCCTGGTCAAATTAACTTTCCTTACGCTGGTCAATACCTTTATACCATATCAGAGCAACCTGCTGGTAGTGGGAATTTAGACCCTGCACTTGCAACCAACGTGGTTGAAAATGGTGAAGCACAAATTATTGTTCAATCTGCTATCACACAAGATAGTCAATACGACATATTTGTTTCCAATAATGAATTTGATAGTAATATTATATTCGCACCAGATGAACCAAACCCTACACCGAATTTAACCCCTTCAATTACACCTTCACCTACCCCTTCAGGTTTACCCCCAAGCCCAACCCCTACGCCTTCAATTACCCCATCTAACACACCAACAATTACACCTACACCTTCGTCAACACCTACAACAATTACACCTGCTACGTTTAACGCTTTATGGTGGGTTGACTTCACTGACGCAGCAACACTTAACATCAATGGTGGAACACAGACCGTAATTGATGCTAATGATAAGATTGCTAATGTTCAGTTTTCAAGTTCAACATTGAATGGTGGTCCAATCTATAATGCCACTGGTTATAATGGTGTTTCTGGTGATACACAAACAAACGCTAACCCACTTGAAAACCCACTTGGAACATATAACACCCACCATAATGGTATCACTTGGTTTGGAACCCTTTATGATGATATTTCAAGTCAAAGGGGTGGTTGCTTAATGGAAGCTTATGATGGTGGTTTTCCATTTGGAACAAGGTTTATTTTCATTCGTGACTTAAATACCCCACCTTCCGTTTGGTATGCTAACGTTAGGTTACAAGGTGGTGGTTCATTAGAAGTAGGTTTCACACCAGTAAATGCTGCTTGGACTTCGTTAGCAGTTCGTGCTTACCAACAAAGTGGTGATGTATATTTGGAAGTATGGGAAAATGGTTCTATCATTGCTAGTGGAACATCACTTTCTAGTTCGTTGTTTGTTCTTTCTGACCATCAATATAGGTTAATGTTTGATGGTGGAATTGATTTTAATACTGAACAATTCTATTTTGATAAGAAGTTGAATAATTCACAGATGGCACAAATGTTCACATACTTGAACAACAAATATTAAAAAGCCCGTAAAAAGATATATTTATAATTATGGAACAAACACAAAATAATGATTTACTGAAAATATTTGACTTCGCAGTTGCGAATGTTCCTATCATTGAAGAGAATTTAATTATAAATACAAGAACGCCGTGGGTATACTACGGGATTGCCAATCTTGCACCCCAAGAACTTATTAGGTTATACAATAGTTCACCGACACATCGTGCTTCGGTTCAATCAAAATGGTTTGGTGTAAGGGGTGAGAAAATATATTTGGAAGATGGTAATGATGCACGTTTGGTTATGGTAAATAGCCTCGGTGAAAGCCTTTATGATATCTGGCAGAAAGCTACTTTGGACTTCATACTTTACGGAGCGTTCGCACTCAATGTGGTATGGAGAAAAGACAGGGATACTGGTTTTGAGCTTTATTATATGGATGCTTCCAAAATTCGTGCTGAAAAGAGTGATTTGAACGACAAAATTCAACATTACTACTATTCTGCGGATTGGGCGTTTCCAAAGAAGTTTCAACCACGTAAACTAACAGCATTTAACCCACAAGCGCCAGAACCATCACAGGTGTTCTACTACACTACACATTCTGCGGGGAATAACTACTATGCAACTCCTTCATATTGGGGGTCTGCGACTGCGATTGCAACAGAAGTGGAGGTGTATAACTGGTGGTTCAATAACATTTGTAATAATTTACAACCCTCCCTCTTTGTTTCACTAAACAATGGTGTGCCACCACCAGAGGAAAGGGAACAAATCTTTAACAATATGACGGCCAAATATGGTTCGTCAAACAATGCGGGTAAACTCTTTTTGACGTTTAGTGACGGAAAAGACCAAGCCCCCGAAGTAACACAAATTAGTTCCAATTCAAGTGATAAGATGTGGTTGGAAATGGCTTCTGCTGTTCAACAAGCAATCCTTACTGGTCACCAAATCAGTTCACCTGAACTTCTTGGGATTATTACACCTGGAGGTTTGGGAACACCGAACCACCTTGAAGCACAAGACCACTTTCAACATTTAGTCATCAAACCTATCCAAACAGAAATAAAAAAAGTGTTTGAGAAATTATTGTTACTACGTGATTTCCAACCTGCGGTAATTGAAATTGAACAATTCGTGATGGTTTCTATACCTGATGCGGCACCCGTTCAACAAATTGATATTAACAAAGATGAAGTAGTGGGTGTAGATAAAAATGAAAATATAACACATAACAATGAGTAGTCCTGGTATTGTTCCTCAGAATATCTTGTTAATCAGTGAAAACAAACTGAAGAACTTTACAGATATTGACCCTAACGTTTCTACAAGCGTTCTCCTACCTTTCGTGGGTGTCGTTCAACAAACGAAATTAGAGTATATTATTGGTGCACCTTACTATCGTAGTTTGTTACTACAAGTTTCAGGTGGAACAATAAGTTCTAATGATACTGATTATAATTTTCTTACATACTTCGCTCAACCCCTACTCATCTGGGCTTCGTATGCAGAGGCACTCCCTAGTATCTTTATGAGAATTAAAAATAATGGTATCGTTACGGGTGCGGAAAACACGGTCACAATAAAGGAAATGCAGTATATGCAAGAAAGGGCAGATGAAAGAAGCCAGTTCTTTGAGCGTAGAATGATTGAGGAAATTATATTCAATTCCAACCTTTACCCATTGTGTTACAATTATACTTCCAATCAAGGTTTATTCCCACATTTGGGTAAGAACTATTTTTCAGGTGTCCACCTAACAAATGGAAATTACCAATGGGGCACTCCTTACGATATTAGAAGGAACTATGGTTTACCAATTTATAGTGACCCAACTTATGCTTGTTGTGGTTTTTAATTATGAATAACGAAACATTACTATTAGTATCAAACACACTTACAGCAGTTGCTGCTTGGTTTGTTGGCCGTAGAAAGGTTAATGCAGAAACAGATAATCAAGTTCTTAAAAATCTTGAACTATCTGTTAGTTTGTATAAAGATATCATTGATAGCTTGAAAAAGGAAATTGAAGCCCTGAACATTAAAATACAAGATTTAGAAAACAAAATAGATGCGTTGGTTAAGGAAAACCACGAATTAAAATCATACAAAAAAGGTTTATAATATGCCTACAAACAGAAAACCAAACGAAGATAGGGATGCTTTTATACAAAGGTGTATGAAGGAAACTTATGATGAATTCCCTGATAACTCACAAAGGTATGCAGTTTGTATATCTTATGCTGATAAAAATACACAAATGGGTAAAGACATTTTTGTTTTGGTTCCAAGAAAGGCCGAAAATAGGGGTGAATACCTTAAGCGTTGTGCAAGACACCCAAGAATGAAAGAACAATTCGGTAATATAAAAGAAAGGATGGGTTATTGTCTTACATCTTTTAACGAATACTATAAGTATTGGTCAAAGATAGCTGATGATTTCGCAGAAGTTCCAAGTAACACCAATTTGGGGGCTTGTATTACGAAAAAGAAAGCACAAGGTTTAGATTATAAAAACGCTTATGCACAATGTGCTAGTAAGGTTGTAGTTCCAACTGGAACCATTGTATTGAATGAAGACAACTTATTAGTTGAACCAGTTGAATTTGGTGAAATGAATATCGCAGGTTATTCAACAAAGAATTTTGATATGTGCCCTGGAGCACAAGAAACGTTCAAGCATATACTTTCAATGAACCCTGATGGTGAAACTATTGGTATGGTTAGAAGTGCAGCACAAGTTGCAGATAACATATTCGGTATTGAAAAACAGGTCATTGATGAAGGTGATGCTACACAAGAACAACTAAATGAAGCACGTATACTAGTAGATGATTTCTACGACATTATGCACGAAATTGATGAGGAATTAGGAATGGTGCACGATGTGAAGTATATGGAAGGTCATTTAGAAAAGATAATGTCTTATATGTCTTTCGGGTTGGAAGATGCCTGTTGGGAAGGCTATGAGGCTATTGGGACTAAAATCGTAGATGGTAGAGAAGTCCCTAATTGTGTTCCCATTAAAGAAAGTTAATTGAACTTTTTTTAATGTTTAATATATTTATGGTAGTAAGGGTTTTATGCTTCCATTATTTCTTGCAGAAACATTAGTTTTTTTTTCCCTTACTATTTTATTTTTTTAGTTCGGGGGGTTTTCACCCCCCTTTTTTTATGCTTTTTTTTTATTTTTTTTTTGTTGGTATTGTAAAAGTCATTACCTTTGTTCTTTCTAAACAATTAAAAAAGAATATTATGTTATACAACGAAAACCAAACTGAAACAAAACAAGTGAAAAAAAATAAATTAGTTTCTGCACTTCGTAAAATAGGTAACTGCGGCTCAGTAATGAACGATGTAATTGACGAACTAATTGTTGACCTTAAAAAAAACCACGAAAAAACTGATTTATTCACTATTGAAGCTCGTTGTTATAAAAAGGGTTTTGACCTTTGGTATAATTTCAATATTCGTAAAGCAGAAAAAAATTCATTACAGGTAGAATTGAAGGGCTTAGACGAAAATATTTACCAAATTTTATTCAATTAAAATTTTGTGGGTAATATAGAAACCATTACCTTTGTTCTTTCTAAACAAATAAAACATAACACAATGAAAAATTTTAAGGTTGCTCACACACAATTCGGGTTGGAAACAATTACACACGCAGATGGTTCTAAAACTTATGAAACTGCTTATGGTAATTACATTACCCTTGAAAGGGTAGAAGCTGTTGAAATTGTTGATACATTTTTAACAGGTAATTATGTTGGTTATGGTTACCTACCCTTATTAAATAAAATGTTGGAAGTAGGTTCAATTACCCAAGAGGAATACCAAAAAATTTATTGGATACTTGACTAAATTATTTTGTGGGTAATATAGAAACCATTACCTTTGTTCTTTCTAAACAAATAAAAACAACAACTATGAACGCTTCACCCGCTAATGTAAAAGCAATTTATGTAGAAAAAGGTAATACCGCCTTCGCAACAAAAAGGTATAATGGTTCTTATTACCCAATTAAGATGGAAACCGAAGATGGTTTGGACTATTCAATTTATTTTTGGGAAAGTTGGTATGAGTTCCAAAATGGGTGGCTCGATGATGAAAATAAAGAAGATGATTATGAATTGAGTGTTGAGCAACTTGAAAGCCTGTTCGTAGATTTTGTAGAAGAACTTGAAGATTGCGGTTATAATATCATTACAACAAAATAATTTTGGCAGTTCCAACAACTAATACTAATTTTACAGCTCACAATTAAAAACAAAAATATGCAAGACCTTAAATTAACCCCCGAACAAATGCTTGAATTTAATGATATGAAAAAAGCTAATGAGGAACTCTACAACAAGGTTACAAAGAAGTTCCGTAAAGAAGTTCGTGCTTTCAGGGCTTATGGTTACTATGGTATTGGGCAATTTATTTGTAACGACATTTATGAATTAGCCCGCCACTACGAATACAAAATGTTAAAATTAAATTTACAAAAATAATATTATGAAAACCATTTTAGTAGAAAACCCAAATTGGAATACCCAAGTAATTTTTGTTATCAAGGGTGATGTTTATGAAAGCCTTATGCGTGGTTACGAAGAGTTCACTTGTGAAGACGAATTGTTCTATTATTTAGAAGGTGCTAGTGTTCTAACTCGTAATGTTGAACACGAAAGTATTAGTGAAATTTGTAATAAAACCACTTTCCTTTGTTTGGATACCCTTGACGAAATAACTTTTGATTGGGTTGAAAAAGAAAATGCTTAATTTTTTTGTTGGTATCATTAAAACCATTACCTTTACATTTCAATACAAACACAATGAAAACTACATCGTTAAAAAAACAATTAGAAAGGGAAATAAGTGAAATAACTTGCACCATTCAACACATTAGAAATGGTAATGAAGTTGTTATTGAAAGGGTTTATAATAGGTGGGGAATTACACTAAAAGACCTTCTTGACGAAAGGTTTGAGTTGGTTTACCAATACAACAGGAAATACGGAAAAAAATTCGGTAGTTTAAGTTTAGTTCACTAATTTAACACATCATAAAAAAAACATATATGGAACACATTTTATTAAACCGCTTAGAAGACAATACCAATGTTAAAGTTAACCTAAAATTAGGTGAAATTAAAATTCTTTATAATGCCTGTGTAGATATTCTAAACAGGCACCCTGAAATGGTTGGTTACAGGGAAGTTGCTGTAAGGTTAGAACAAACCATTAGGAACATACAAGAATAAATTTTTTAATTTTTTTTGTTGGGCTTGAACTTTCCAACTTTTTCAACTATTTATTGTTATAACTAAAAAATAAAAAAAATGCAAGCAACACTAATTTTACCCCGCTACGTTTCCGCAGAAGAGTTTGACCTAATGTTTGATGATGAATTAGACAAGTTCTTTGATGCTGACTATGAATATGAAAAATGGTTAGAGGAACAAAAACTAAACGAACTAAAAAATAAACAAAATGAACAGGAATAAAGAAAAACTATTATGTGAAATTGAATTTGTTGAAAAGTTTTTAGAAAAAAAATTATCTATTGAACTAGTTGATACAATTCGTCGTAATTTTGGGTTTAGTTATTCAACCCCAATAAATGCGAAGGCATATAAAAACCACCTACACCAATATGAAAAATGGTTAGAGGAACAAAAACTAAACGAACTAAAAAATAAACAAAATGAAAACTGAACACATTGAAGCACAAATTGAAAGGGTTACCAAACGTATAAACCTTTCTAAACAAGACATTGAAACAAAACAAAAAAGGGTTGAACATTACAAAAGGGAGATACAAAACTTACAAATGTCTATTGAAGGTGAAATGAATGGTATGTTCTTAATAAAACAAACCATTGGTAACAATGAAAAAATGTTAAAAGAATTAAAAACACAACTATAATATATGGAAAATAACACTAGCTTTGACGAAGCACTAAAAGAAATGGAGGAAAAAAAAGAATATGAAACATTCTTAAATGGGTTGGAACCTGACGAAGTTACAAGTGTTGTTTCTTTAATTTCTATACTTTTACAAACAGAAGTTTTCAGTGAAGGGAATGGTGTTTTTTGTAGTTGGTATACTAGAAAAAGTGAATTATTCTTGGATACCATTTCACGTCAAGTTAAATTGGTTGATTGGGACGTAGACATAAAAACACAACTAGCGGTTGAAGGCCTTTGTGCACGTTACAACCTTGAATATGATTTCTATATGAGTGAAAAGGAAAAACAGAAACTTGATAAACGTTTGGAGGAAATGAATAAAAATAACTTATGCAACAACAACTAAAAAATGCTTATGACCTTATAAGCAACCAAATTGAATTCTTGGAAACCACGCTCAAAGAAAGTAAGGCAGAAGGTGTGGTTGTAACAGAATACAAACAAAAATTAAAAGAACTAAAAAAACTAAAAAAACAACTTAAAAAAATCTACGAATTATGAACACACAACAAGCCTTGAAAGAGTATTCTAGCATTGTTATCGCAAGGCAATCAGCACTTAAAGCTGCACAATGCTTCGCTAGTGAAAACCAATTAAAACTTTCCGCTAGTGATTTGTTCCTACTGGTTGAAAGGTTCTATGGTTTTATTGAAACAGGTAACACTGAATTCAAGGTAAAACTTGATAAATACCTTTCCCTGAAAAGTGACCCCCTGTTGGAAAAAACATTAACAGAACCTACCCCAAAAAAAACTAAATAATATGGAATTGAATTATGAAGGTGAAATATGGGTAGAAGCTTGGGAATTCCCCAAGTATGAAGTAAGTAACTATGGTAGAATTAGAAATGCTAAAACTGAAAAGGTATTGAAACTTGGAAGTGATGGTAACACTTATTCAATGGTTAGAATTTACTATGGTAAGAAAAAGTATACAAGGAGGCTTGGAAGGTTAGTATGGGCTTCTTTCAATGGTTGCAGTTGTGAAAACACCATTGACCATATAGACAAGAACCCTCAAAATGATAACCTGAAAAACCTACGTTGTATTCCATTAGAGGAACAATACCTTAATAAGAAAAAGGAACAAAAAAAATGGAACATTACTGACGAAACCAAACGTGAAATACAGAAACAATTTGACGAAGGTGCAACCTATTATCAACTTTCTAAACAACATAAACTACCATACAACTACATAAGAAACACTATGATGAGGGGTAGTTGGAAAAAATATCTATGAAAAACTATAAAATTGTAATTACAATAGAACTACCCAATGGTGATGAACATTTTGTTATTTGGGAACCTGAATTATATGGTGACTTATTAAAGAAAGGTGTTGATATTGAAACCTTCCTTGTAGAATTCGTTAAAAACGATTTTAAGGTATCACCAGTGAGTTATCTTATTGAACTATGGAATAACCCTACCATTAAACCGATAGTGTCTAAAATGGGTTCTAATGAGGTAATACGGGAACTCTGTGTAGGTGAAAGAATATTCCCTATTGTTCGTTACTAAAACAATCACCAAAACACCATTTAACTTTACTGGCTGGTTTCACTTTTGTTGGAAGGTTATATTTTTCACAAAATTGTTCGTGTATGTTTTCCATAATGTTATACCCCAATAAAGAAAAAATATTCCACATCATACAATATTCACCTTTACTTAATACACCAGCCCTTAAATCAATATCTAAATTTTCTTTGGGTTTTGACCTACGGGTTTTATCACCTATACTAACACAAATTTTACATACGGGGGCTTTACCATCTTTCATTCTTTTGTTGTTATGGAAGCTGGTAAGTTCCTTGTTTTTTTTACATTTACTACATTGTTTCATATACTATAACTAGCCGTTGAACTGAAAAAAGGTTTCCCCACATATTAGAAATATTTATTAAAAAAAGAAGCTATGAAATACAATTACACAAAGGAGTTGAAATATACCCCTTCCAAAACTTTAATTAAAGAAATTATAGGTAAACAATACCTAATGTTGAATGCTGTTCTGTTAAGTAAGCTTGGGGCAGAAGCTTCAGTGTTCTTAACCCTACTACTAGATAAAGCAGATTTCTTTGAGCGTTCAGACCAAATTACAGGTTGTGATACAGATGGTTTTTACCTTTATAGAACCCACATTAGTAATGAAACAACACTTACCCCTCACCAGCAGCGTAAAGTTGAAGGAATACTCACTAAACAGGGTTTAATAAGGGTTGTAGAAGAACGCAATGATACTGGTAATAAAAGGAACAGGTATTACATTAACCTTGAAGAACTTTATGAATTTATAAAACAAAAGCCTTGTTAAAAATTTTAATACGCCTTGTTAAAAATTTTAACTTAAAACCAGAACAAAGAACCAGTATATTATAATAATATTATTTATTTAGTATTGCTTTAAGTTAAAAGTTTTAACAAGGGTGGTTAAAAATTTTAAGTAGGTCATAAAATTATTGATATGGAAAAGAAATACGAACAAGTTAGTTCAACGAATTGGAATAAAGGTGAAGATAGTGGAATGCTACCACTTGAAAGGTTGAAAATACATAACCTATGGTTAGAATTAAACCATAAAGAATGTAAGGCTACTTCAACGAAAGAAACGGAAGTTACCGAAGGTATTGATAATAAATGGGATAATGACCTTCAAGGTTTTGTGAAATTCTAATGAACAACGTTCTATACCAAATGCTCTTGGAACTTGAATTCAAGTTTGATATGGAACTTGGGGGTTATTTTGATTTAAGTGAAGTAGAACGTAGGCAACTGAACAATAGTTTAATAAAGTATTTTTTACCCTACCTAACAACACATAACAATTCCAAAGAAACCTTAATGCTTGCATTGGAAACAATAATAATTGAAAGTGAACAATACGAGGAATATGAAAAAGCTGCTGTATTTTCAAGGTTACTACAAGAAATTAGGGCTTTTACTTTTTAGTGTTGGGCAGTATTTATTATAAAATGAAAGCGCTTGAATGATTGGATAATAAAAAATTATAATGAATTACTTACAATCTGTAAAAAAGTTAGCAGGGAAGTTGATTGTTATGATTTATTACAAGTTTGTGTGGAACAATTTATAAAAAATAAGAAAATAAATGAGCTACCTGAAAATGAAAGGTTGTTTTTTTTCGCTAGAATTGTTAGAAATAACTGGTATAATG